TAAGAACAGTAACCGAAGCTCACCAAAGATGGAATAAAAGGCAAGAAGATGGGAATGTTTGACGATATAATTGTACCGAAATCTTACCTAAAAGGTCTGCTTACAAAAGACCAAGAAAAGATAATCAGGGGCAATCTCTACCAAACTAAATGCTTGGACAGAACCCTGTGTATGTATAAAGTTTACAAGCAAAAACTTTATGCCCAAGAGCCTCCTCCAACAAAAACCGAAAAACGAAAGTGGAAAGCTGTCGACTATACCGGTGAAGTATATTTTTACGACAGCATAAAAGACGAAAAAGGGAATGCTCATTGGGTTGAATTTCGTTTCGTATTCCTCAAAGGAAAAGTAGACGCGAAGTACGTGGAAGAATTCAGGCTCCAACAAACCTCCGAAGAAATCGCAAAACAAAACGAAGAGTGGGAGAGCTCAAAAGAGAAACAGGATAAATACGAGACTACTTTAAAATATAAAATTTATTTTTCTCTATTTAAGGTTCTTCATAAACTTCTTAATAAAGTAAGAAAAAAAGTAACCCCTTACGCCTACGAATACGGAACAGCTAGACCAGATGAGATTTCCAACTAAAGGATACAAAGAGCTTTATGAGGATTGTCCCACGATCCCATCTAACACTTGCCCCCTCATAGACAAGGCTCAACAATACTTAGAGGAGCTTAGAGATCAAAACGAAGCGCTTAGAGATGTTGGAAAATACTGGAAAGAAGCTTCAATGAAGCTTTTAAAAGAAAACTGTGGCCTTAATAAGTATGTAAATAAACTAGAAGACGAATGAATATTAAAAAAGATAAACTAATGGAATTCGTAAATTTTGTTAACGAATGCTGCGCGGTTATGGACGACGATTACGTAGCCGAATGGTTAATTAAGCCAAACTCAGACCTGAACATGGAATCTCCTTTAGACATACTGAATTCCGAAGGGGCAGAGAGACCCCTCAGACTCCTGTATTTTATTGACATTGGAGAAGCTGATCTTTAAAAAAATATATGCTTCAGAAAGTCAGTGCCCAAGAGGCTCTTTATGTACTCAGTATAATTTTTTTTGATTTCTCTATTACTGCTCCCTACACTAACCATGACAGCAGAACAATTCTGCTTTAAATTATGAAAAATAATATAAATACCATAGAAGAAGAGGCGCGGAAAATTAGCTCAGCAGAGTTCAGGAGACGCGTAGAAGAAGGAAAACTGGTCTCGCTAGACTACGGAAAAGCCGGAGTTGCCGTGCATGACGGCAAGCAGACCACTCTTAAAAACGCGTCCGAAGCCTTCGATTTTGTCAAAGAAAACTACAAAGGCTGGGCTTTAGTAGGAGAGAACTCTCATTTTGGCGTTCCTAGAACTAACAAGTCTCTCGCTCAACCTTGGAAAAGCGAATACTTACTCAAGCTATACAATGAACTAGAAGAAAAGGACATTGTTTTTAGATTCGCCCCTCAACAATCAACTCCGACAACCCTAGCTTACTCCAACTTTGACCCAATACTCGATAAGGGAGAAGTAAACGACTCCATAGCCCTGCATAAATACGTCACCGATCATCGAAAATTCTGCCTAAAGAAACCACCAGCTTGTTTTGAGGAAGATAGTGTCAGGAAAGAAGGCTACTCAATGAAAGATGCCATGAACACGAGCTTAAACGCATCTAAAACCAATGCATACGGTGCCCGAGACCCAGAGCTTGTTGAAAAACACTTGGACCGACTCAGCAGAAATTCATTAGATCCAACTATCAACACTTCGAAGAAGATTCTTGGCTCTATCAAAAAAAATACTTTTATAGACTTAACCGCAAGATGGATATACGATAACATTGACGAAATAGAATCTAAACTATCGGAAACGTCCAGAAGCGCGTTCATGAAATACAGCGCCAAGGGCTCTTTAGCTGGGTTTAAGATGCCTCAGGTTTACGCGGTTGTAAACAGCTTAATGGGCAAACCGGATATAGACGAGAATAACCAACTATACATTAACGACCAGCTAAGAATGAGAGAGTCTCAAAACGAATTGTCTTACTGGAATTTTGCCAAAAAACATTTATTTTGCTATACCCCTCATCACCAAAAAGGAGGAGTAGCAGCTAGCAACTTAAAGTATCACGGCCAGAGGCACTGGGTCGCCAGTAAAGCAAAAGAGCAAGGAGCAGTTTTCAAAACCGAAGAAATATCAGCCAAGGGCCGGAAAACGACTAAATTCAAACCAAAGTTCAAAATCCTTCAAGAAGGAAACGGCGAACTCTTCTCATCCCTCAGAGGCGATTACGTAAAAAGCGTTCAGGAACTTTTTAATATAGTCAGGAAGATGTTAGTTAGCGAAAAGATTTGATTCATTAAGTCAATACTAAAAAAAGTATTTCACCTCTTCATCAAACAATCGCATCACTTTGAAAAATATATACTTCAGAATGTCAGCGCCTTAAAGACGCTTCATCACATCAGTATAATTTCTTATGCCTAAACAAGAAAAACTGGATAAGGTTTATCTAGAAATGGCCGAAGTCTGGTCACAATTATCCAAAGCTGTCAGAAAAAAAGTTGGATGCATAATCGTAAAAGACGGTCAAATTATTTCAGACGGGTATAACGGAACCCCTGCCGGGTACGACAATACCTGCGAAATAATCAACGAAGGATACTTACCTCAGGCAGAAAATAAGCTTGAAACAAAACAAGAAGTCCTACATGCTGAGTCTAACGCTTTGATGAAGCTGGCGAGAAGCACTAATAGCAGCGAAGGGTGCACTGTTTATTTGACAATGAGCCCCTGCTTCGAATGTAGTAAGCTAATGATTCAAGCCGGAGTAAAAAGACTGGTTTACAACGATCAGTATAGAAACCAAGACGGCGTAAAATTCCTTCAAGAAAACAATATAGAAATTTATCGCGCGGGCGGTAAGATTTTTTAAAACTTAACCATGAAATCTGTAAAAAAAGTAGACAAAAGCTGGGGCTACGAGCTTTGGCTCGCTAACAACGAAAAAGAAAACTACTGCGGTAAAATTCTTTACATCAATCCGGGGTACGCTGGGTCAATGCATTTTCACTCCAAGAAGCATGAGACCTTTTATATCCTAGAAGGAACCCTGAAGGTAGATGTGCTTAATCCGGAGAACGCTGAGAAAACAACGCACCTTCTCGAAGAAGGAGAAACCTTCGTGCTAGATCGCTTGACACCGCATCAACTTTTTGCTACGGATAAGCCCGTAAAATTTATTGAGATTAGCACGTTTCACGATGACGCAGATAGCTACAGGGTCTGGCGCTAAAATCAATTACGGCTCAAGAGAATATTGGTTCTCTTACGCCGAGGACATTGTTAACAGAACTAAAATTAACCAGCCTTGGTTTTCTGAAATAAGATGTGCCGAGATAGGGATTGGTTCAGCGGTGGAAGAGGGGGTTCCTAAAGCCTTGGAGCTTAGCAATTTACTGCGGCAAAAGAAAACAAAAAAAGACTACAAAATATATTTAGACAAATGACAAACCTCGACTGCCACACAAAACAGGGCAAATCCTTTATTGAGAAGCAAAAAGAAACCGGAGCCTTAATAGAAGCTCACTTCGGCGTCTCGGTGGAACATGTAAAATATGATGCCGAAAAGTTCGATGCTTATATTTATAAAAATAATAAATTAGTCAGTGTATGCGAAATAAAAACTCGCCCGTTTTTCAACAGAAAAAGAAAGACGCCTTGTACGCTAGACCTGCTTAAAAAAGAAGGGTATTTAATCACGGCAGAGAAGCTGGATATACTGCAAGAACAAAGTATTAAACTCGGGGTTCGCACATTTATATTCGTAAACCTCCCTTTGGATAATAAAATTTTATGTTTTAAAATCACCGACAGAAGCGGAAGCTTCGTTATTGACTTTAAAAGAGAAAGGACGCGAACAAAATACAGCTGCAACGATTATAAAGGCGACACAATAAGAGAGAACGCTTTTATACCGATAGAAGGAAATAAACACTTTAGGAGTTACAACTATTAATTTTATAGGATCGTATTCTATAACTAACAAAACAAAATAAACATTATGAAAGAGTTCTTAAATTATAAGTACATGATAACCCCGGGAATCTTAAAGCTCCTGAGTTATATCGCTATGGTCGGCTGTGTTATTGCTGGCATATTTACGTTATTCGTCGAGCCAGTTAGCGGAATTGGGATGATAGTTCTTGGGCCAATAGTGACTCGTATATATACCGAGTTGTTGCTGGTCATGTTCGAGATACACAGCGAGCTTAAAACCCTAAACGGAAAGTAATTGCACATGCTCTGCCCCGATGGCCGAACGGATAAGGCAACAACCTTCTAAGTTGTAGATTCTAGGTTCAAGTCCTAGTCGGGGTACCATCATATGAAAAATAAAGAAGCAGGGAAAGGAGACAAGCCTCGAGGAGGATTTTCTCGACAGTATAGGAGTAATTATAATACAATTAAATGGGGAGACTCTGATAAATGCCCGAATGCTCAAAATGTAAAAAAAGATTCGAAGAAATAGGCTTGATATGGATTCGGAAAGATAAAAAAACTTTTGTAGTTTGCTTTAAATGCAAAGAGCTGCTACAGAAAGGTCGCACTTAGTTTAATATATTAATACTGCATAGTATTTCACAATATCACTAAGGCGGCCTTATATTTTTTCTGTATTCATTATTATCTCCCTACCGTCTGGGTTGATTATCTTCGTAACATAATAGTCAACGCCATCTATATTTTCCACGATAGTAAACATCGACGACCTGCTTGGACCTGTTTCAGGTGCTCCTCTACCACTTAATACGTTAAACTGCACCGCTGGAGCGTCGGGAATCACACGGAACCTATACGGTCTATAGGCAGAGAAATCGTCATCCACGCCGACCAAACCTACTCCGGTATTATTTACGATAACTTGGTCGGTAAGCAGTCCGTGCGCCTTAAGAGAGACGTCTCTACCCTCAAGAAGAGAAACAGTGGGCACTGTAGTCGTAGCGTAGACTCTCGAATAAACAGTAACGTTAGCTTCTCCAGTGTAATTTTCGGTCTCGAAGGATATCTTGGAGAGATAATCTAAAGTGCCCGCAGGAGCTACGCTGTCATGCAAGTTTATTACAGTGCCGGTTGTCCCCTCTTGAGGTAAGAACACATCTACGGAGAGAGGAGGAATTAAAAACGCCCCCGACTGCGACATTCCCGCTGTCGTCGCGTCCCCTTCTGGGGATTTTATTATTATATCCCCCGACCCAGTTATGCCAGCTAAACCAGTCGCTCCGTAGCCTCCGAAAGGCGGAGCAAACTGTATTAAATTATTAGATAAAGCAACAAAATCCGCCGCTTCCTCAAGCGCCGGACTTCCAGTATAACCAGAAAAGAATACTCCGGTAACAGGAGAAAGACTATTTCCACTAATCCAACCAGAAATCCTTTCGTTAAACCTTCTGCCCGTTGGACTGCTTGAATACGCGACATCTGTATTCGCTAGCCCTGAAATCGAAGGAGCAGGGTAAACTATTCTATAATAGTTATCTGTTATTATACTACTTAAATATTCACTAGTCTTAGAAGAAGGGAAAACAAAATCCGGAGACTTATAATCCTCCCAAGGGCTCATAATGAACAGCTGCCCACTGCCAGTAAAACCTCCACTAACACTTAAATCAAACACAGAAGACTTTGTTCCATCGCTCCCAGTTACCCTAGAGAAACTATTCACAGGAAGAAACGAATGCTTGCCGCCTCCAGTTATCCCAATTACAGCGTCTCCAGACTGATAGCCCCCGTAAGAGTTTACGCCAGAGACTCTAATAGAAGAATTAAGAGTAAGCCCGTTGTCGCTTGAGCTACCGCTTACTCCAGTTATCGTTGGCAGAGGGAAGAATGTCTCGTTTGTAATAAATATAGAATCGTTATTATTTCCGCTAAACTTTATTCTCGAAGAAACTATATCCCTAGGGACTTTTGTTACAAAAGTAAACCCATTATCAGACTCTTCTGAGGTGGATTGATAAACCCCAGAAACGCCGCTTAAAAACTCATCTTGAAAAGTAGCATTTAATCCCGAAAAATACTTACCGCTAAAAGAAATATCCTCCCCGAACTTAGCATAATAACCAGAAGCTCCAGAAAACTCTGCAATGTTAAAACTGCTTGTTCCTGTGCTCATTCTATTAAACCTGTCCTTTGATCTCACTACACCAGAATAAGCGTTCTCCGGAAGATTTAAAGATATTCTATTTGCACTCTTTGAAGCGAAAACAGTTTGAGAAACATCTCCGCCCGCTTGATCGAAAAACACTACTTCGTCAACTAAATTTAGATTCCCTCCAAATACATCCAACCTCTGACCTTCCCCAAATACAGAATAAGACAAAGGAGAAGAAAAACCGGGGAACAAGTCGGTCAAGTCTGGTTTGTCAGGCATTAAAGAAAATTTGTTTTTAGACTCATGACCCCCCCCACTTGTCATGACCTTAAAAAACTCAGAGTTAGCGCCACTTGGAACCAAGAAAGATATACCTGTCGAACCTCCTGAAAAAGCTATATCCTTAGCGACTACGCCATCCAACAAGACTCCGCTCGGCTTTAACCCGCTGAAGTAACCACTCGCAAAAACAGCTGTTCCGGCCTCTCCTGAAAGAGGAGTGAAGCCGCTAAACGCAGGCTTTTTATAAACAGGTACGGTTTCTGATAAATTACTCTCCCCTCCTAAACCGAACACCTTTAACTTAATCCCGGTGGTACTAAAAGAGGGCGGAAACTTAAATAAGTTTTTAACAAATTGACCAGAAGTATTCATTTCAGTTCCAGACGACATGACGAAGCCCAAATCCTCCGATGTAATCGAATCGGATATTTTTATTTTTGCATTTTTCAGCAAATTTAAACCACTTAAAGACCCGGTTGAAGAAGGTTCCCTTACGAAACTCGTGCCTCCCACAACGTCTTCTATAATCGGTCTACCGACGATTAGAAAACCGCTCCTTAAAGTATTACTCACCCCAAAGTCCCCGCTTACTTGAGCTTTTAAATATATCCTTCCTTCCCCTGAACTATACCCGGATTGAAACCCGGTAGGAATCTCTACTTCCATCCTGTTTTGAAGACTAGACGCTATTAACCCCTTGCCTTTTGATTTGGTTGAAATTCCTGACCCAGTTACTGAAAATGAATTAGTACTATCTGACTCATCAGTTAAAGTAATTTTACTGATGCCAATAAGGTTCTCCCCCGCAACTGAGACCTTCGTTCCGGTAACTCCATACGAAGGGTTAAAACTGCTTATAGCCGGAGCCTGCCCAGAAACCGTTACGGTATTCCCTAAAGGGTATATTTCGCCAACGTCACTATACAATGAAACCCAGTTTTCTCCAGTAGGAACACCCAACGGGATTGTTCCCGTGATCTTCTCAGAGTCGACAAGCTTAAACGCCCCTGTTGAATCTATTCCTCCAAAATTAACCTTTACGAAATCTTCGCTTGTAGATGACAATGTCTCAGAATAAAAGTTTGTGCCGTTTAAAGTAATGCTTTGTCCAGCTAAAGCTCCGCTCGGAACGATCGAATTTATAGCAACAGAATGAGTAAACTCATTATCAGCGCCTTGACCAGAGACACTCAAACTGTCCCCTCCTAGCAAAACTACACCCCCCCTAATCGCCCCGTAAGGAACAGCTACCTTGAGAGAATTGTTCGTAACATTAAAAGGAAGAACAATGTCATCAGAAGGCAAAAACTTCACCCCGTCAACAGAAGATAAAGAGTAGCCCTCAATAGTTAAAACTTCTCCGGGAAGCGCGCTCTTCTTGCTGATGCTACGCATTTGAGGCCTAGGAGAAAAATAATTCGGAGAACTAGCAGTATTATATGTAGTTCCAGCTTCGCCTGATCTAGTAGAAGAATGAACTTCTATTTTCCCATACCTAGCATCAACCGGCACAGAAGCTTCTATTTCTGTCGGGGATATCGTTTCGAAAACAGATTCGGTTCCGCCAAACCTAACATTGGTTATCCTATAAAAATTAGACCCATTAACAGTCAACCTCATTCCCGGCTTTCCGAAAGTAGGAGAAATGGTATTTACGGATATTTTATCTACCTCTTTTAATCTTACCGTTTGTTCTCCTAGGTTTACAGCAGACCCGTCAGCATCAACAACAAAAACCTCGCTCGTTTGTATATCCGGAGTCAGCGCGCCGCTTACGCCTGTTGACCCTTGATGCAACAGCCTGTCTAGACTTATGTTTACGTCTCCCCATTTTAGCCTATTGGTAGTTTCGAGATCGCTTCCGCTTATAAAAAAGCCTGAATTTGGATGGAATACTTCTGGCATTTTAGTAGTTTAACGGCACTGTGTTAGGGAGATAGTCTTCTCCTGCTCCGGGAAATACTGGTCTTGCCGTAGACTTTATTCCAAGAACATTAGTTGTTTGGGTATGATTATGGGTTATTATAGCTAACTGATGAGACACTTTGCTTCCAACGCTAGCCTGCATAGCTCTTGATTGCAAAGTCCCAAAGCAGGTAAAGTTTTCAACGTTTGTCGAGCTTCCATGTTTTGATAAATTGATTTTAAAATTACCTTCAATTCCGTTATACGGCATATACCCAGTGGGGTTATCTACTTGTATCCCCATTGCGACAGACTTTTTCCCAAAGTAAATTCTATCAGGGACCGTCCTGCCCGCCGAGTAAACCGGATTGATTTCGGACGTATAACTATAAGTAGCTTCGAGAAAATCGTTTATTTCTCCTATTTTAACAGCGGAAGTATTTTCAAAAGTTATATTTTTACAATTTAGAATTTGCTCTTTTGGAATTTCTTCTTCTGTTTGAGTAAAGCCCCCGTCTAGATCATCAAAGAAAACAACAGTGGAATTTGCCACAACGGGCGAGTTAGGAGAAAACTGTAGGGTGTAATTAGCAAGGTAACCGCTTGTAAAAGTTAACCCGCCGAAGCTTCCGGTTATAATACTCCCTTCATTGCTTCTGTCATCGGATCCTCTTAGTTCTCCTTGGCCGCCTATGAAAGTTTTTATCTTATCCAAGTCCCCGGTTAAGTAATGAGAAAACGAAAGAGTCGAACCCATCCCATTAGAAGCAAAATAGTTTCGGGAATGCCTTTCTCCTGCGTCATACCTAGGGTCAATTGAAGTCGCTAGATCTAAAGAGCACTGAGTCGCTAGGATGTCGACCTCGTTTAAACTAAGCTTTATGTTTTTAGCGGCAAAAATCATTAATAAAAACTCCTTATAGTTTTTTCGGTTTCCGCGACCCCATTAGAACCAACTCTTAGTTGAGTGCTCATTAAAACAGGGTTTTCCATATTAACAGAAATAGTATTATTATTATCTATACTTTTTACGTCTAAGTGAAATTTTTCAGACTTACCGGTAAAAGCAATTCCCGTTTCATAAACATTTTCCATCAACCTCGCTTCCTCTGTGGCTGAATGGTACAAAAACGTTGAAGGAAACTCTTGTCCCAGTTTATAAACAGGCTCGTAATTAAAATTTATAGAGTAATTGACCGACTTTAAAATACCCGTTTCGTCAGAGCTTGTGATCGTAGCTGGAGACTGAGCGGTCATAAAAGAAGAATAAGCTGAGTGTCCCACTCCAGAAGCCAAAGCCGAAGCCGGACTTCTAAATAAAGACTGAGCCTTGAGCTCTCCAGACGCTGGAATATTTTCCCCCGAGCCAAAAAGCTCAAAGTTAACACTGCATTGAACAGGAGCATAAGGCTCAAGAGAAACAGAGTAAGAAGTCAGTAACCCCTCTCCGCTTATACCACCGAACACCAAAGACACACCAGAAGATTGCGAAGCCTTTGTCGTTTTGAGCCCACTCGCTACGCCGTTTATTATATTATAATCGCCCTTCGACTTAAACCTTTCGTTAGTAATACCTGTAAGAACAGGAGTATAGGAAAAAGAGACGCTCGCAGTCCTAGCTCCTTGAGGGGTCTGCTCCGCAACTCCCTTTTTACCAATTGAGTAAACTGGCTGCAAATCCGCAGTTTCGCTAAGAGAACAGTCGTACGCTAAGATCTTTTCGGTCCGAGAACCGTACTGAATCGTCAGCGGAATTTGATCATATCTTATCGAAGCCATTTTTCTATTTTACACTCTTAATATTGTCCCTTTCAAAACAAAGCTTATTTGCACATTCCCGTTCATGTCTGACTGATACTGCTCGGAGATCAAAAGCATATTCCTGAACGAGAAGGTTTTGATGTTTTCCGTTGAGTTGTTTTTGTTTATAGATATAGAAACGTTCCTAAAAGAAGTTTCTTCTGGGACAAATCTAATGTTTTTTATTTTATAATCATCCGCGTCTATTGAAAATTGCATCGTTATATCCAAAGGAGATTCAGAAACCACCTCGGATGGGGTTTTATCGTTAAAAGCATAAACAGCAGTTCTTGGTGTCTGAATATCTAAAGAGTAACTATTTACTCTATTTGTATTGAATTCGTCTAAATTTATATTTATTGAGTTATAGCCAGCTATTTTTAATTCCGTATCATGAGGAGCTATTGTTTCAAAATTTAAATAATCACCTGTCCCCATTTCTCCGTAAATGTCAGCGCCCATGCCTAAAGACGGGATCTCTCCTATAGAACAAGAAGAAGAATAGGAGGTCAAGTAAGCCTCTGTGAATTTAACGTTTTGGTCTTTATAGTCCACCTGACCGCTAAACGGAAGTTCTCCTGTGAACTGTATAAAGAAATCGTCATAGACCATTAAGCTATTTGCTTGAATAGACGCTGTCTGAGGGGCTCCGGGGGCATAAACAACCTTATTGAGACCCAGCGTCGTGATTGGTTGCGCTGTTGACTCGTAACCAAAAGAAAGACTCTGAACTGCGTTAATCCCAGTTCCGTTTACCGCCAATTTCTGGCCTTCTCTCCTTATCCTTGACAACATCTACTCTATTTACACTTTTTAGTGTAATATTTTGAGAGGTTTAAGGAAAAATGGCTGACGAAAACAGTATTTATAATATTACGGAGCATAGCGATAGCGTTACTTACTCTAAAGACGATATCGTAGCCAAATTTGAACGCTTTACCCCCTCGAATGTCCCTAAAAGCGTAAAATATTACTATAGTACATCAAATAATAACCTAGCGAACACCCCTTCTTCAGACTCCCCTCTCTGGGGCGGGGTTACCATTGCTTCGAACGGAAAAAATAAACCAAAATTTATCTGGAATCCCTCTTATAACACGACCGTAGAACATAGCCCTAAAACGGTAAACATAGTCTTCGGCAACGGATATGAGCAAAGGTTTCAAGACGGAATTTTTAACGACTTTTTAAAGCTTTCTCTTAAATTCGAGCACAGAGACATAAAAGAATCAAAAGCTATAAACCATTTCTTAAAAGCTAGAAAAGCAGTAGAATCTTTTGTCTTCGAAGATCTTCCTGAGCCTCACAACGACGTTGGGTACAAGAAACTTTTTGTATGCAAAAGTTGGAATAGTGAATTTGTCTTCTATAATAACTATACAATATCAGCTGAATTCATTCAGGTAAACAGATAATGGCAAAAGATTATCATATAATGGACAAAGGTCAGGCTAGGAAATCCATCAAGTCATTGATGTATGAAGCCACTAACCTATCGCCCTCTTCTTTAATACATCTTTTTGAGTTCGACTTAACCTCTGTGGTTAAAAGCATAGGCTCTTCTTTAGTTAATGACGGAGAAGATATAGGCATAGCTTTTGGGGATTCCGATGACGCAGATAACGCCAACATCTTAAGGTTTCACAACAATGTAAAAGCTATCAACTCCTATATATTCTGGCAAGGAAAAACTTATTTTCCAGCACCAATCCAAGCCGAAGGATTTGATATAAGCTCAAGAGGAACTCTTCCGACTCCTGTCTTAAGGATAACCGCGCAGAAAGAAGAAGAAATAGAAGCCTTAAGTATCTTAAGAAGAGCTGTCCATAAATACGGAGATATAATAGGCGCAAAAGTAACAAGAATAAGAACTTTCGCAAAGTATTTAGACGCTAAAAACTTCTCCGACATAAGCCAAGTTGACTCGACTCAAGGAGCCTACCCTTCCCCCTTCCCCGATGAATACGAGCCGGACCCCTATGCAGAATTTCCAAGAGATGTTTTTTATATAGAAAGAAAATCTAACGAAAACAAAGTAAACCTAGAATACGAACTAAGCGCGTTAATAGACGTCGAAGGAATTAAGCTCCCAAGAAGGGTTGTTCTTTCTCAAAAATGCAGCTTTGCCTATAGGGGATGTGGATGTTTTTACGAGCAAAAAGAAAGCAAAAAGTTCAACGCGATTACGTCAGCAGTGTCGTATTCATCATCCGTGGCTTCGTCTGGTTGGTCGAAGACAGCAACATCTGGTGCTTGGGAGGCAGACCAAAGTCATTCAGCCTTTGCTCAGACTTCCACCCAGAGAGATGGAGGCTTGGGAACCGGGACGGGTGCGCTCTTTTCTGTGGAAACAGACAGCGGGGGAATCCCCACCTTCACTTGGGTTTCGGGTGGAACTGGATACGCAGTAAGTGACACACTCACCTTCACTGATCCATACGGCTTAACCGAAGTCTGCGTTTTGTATGTTAATGGCCTCGGGCAGCGCGACATTATAGCTGGCCCCGGCACAATGAGCCCCCTCTTGGCTAAATGCGGCATAAGAGATAGCCAGCTGGCCCTCCCCGAAAAGGCTCCCCCCGTTGCCACAATAAGAGACGAAGACATAAAAAGAATTTTAGGGGTAGCCGAACTAACCCCTATGGGAAAATGGACAAACAAAGAATATAAAACAGGAGAATACGTCAAAATGACAAAAAATGAAATCAACTATTACTTTGTCGCTAAAACCAATATCCCCAAATCAACCCCGCCCGGGGCTTCTAAATACGCTCCCCCGAACCCAGACTACTGGATCTCGGACATGTGCTCAAAAACCCTGTACGCATGCAGAAAAAGGTGGGGGGCAAAAGGAGCAGTCGAAATAGGAGAAACAAAAGACTTTGCAAAAGGGGAGCTCCAATACGGAGGCTTTCCAAACGCGACCAGACTAGAGCAAACGCTAACATAATACGATGATTATTTCAAAAGAAACAAAAGAAAGAATCAAAGAACACGCTTTAAAAAACCAAAGCGAAGAATGCTGCGGTCTGATAGTGCAAACAAAAGAAAAATTCGACCTCGAAACCTTTGAGTGCAGGAATTCTGCCGAAAACAAGCAAACCTTTTTTTCGTTAAACCCAAAAGATTATCTTAAGGCGTCCTTACGTGGCGAAATAAAAGCCGTCTACCACTCTCATATTTCTGACAACGAAGAATTCAGCGTAGGAGACAAAGAAAACAGCAAAAAACACCAAGTGGACTATGTTTTATATAACATAAAAAACGATTCGTTTCATCTTTACGAACATAAAAAAAACGGAGTAAGCAACCTGTCTAAAAAGTTTAAGTGGGGCGTAGCAGACTGCATAATGTTAGTTGTAGATTATTTAGAAGAAAAAGGAATAAAAATAAAAAACGACATACTCACTGTGGGAAAATATAACTCAAGAGACTCTCATTGGCCCGAGAGATTTCCTAATTTAATAGAAGACGTGCTAAACGTTAATAATAAGTTTAAAAAAATAAACAAAAACAGCATGCAAGAAGGAGACGTGTTATGCTTTTCTATATTCAAGTCAAGTTTTTCGCCTCTTTACGACCACTGGGCTGTTTTGGTAGGAGACAACCAAATCTACCATCACCCAGTTAATAGACACCCAACGGTCGAAGACTTGGGTAAATTTTATAGATCCAAACTAATAGACGTATATAGGTATTCAAAATGAACAGCAGCTTAGTAAACATAAAACTTCACGGAGCTCTCGGCAAACAGGTAGGCAGGGAATCTTGGAAAATGGCAGTTTCTTCAATAGGAGAGGCTATGAGAGCCATAGAAAGTCAAAGTAAAAAACTTTACAAAAGCTTAATCAAAAACGACAAGCAAAACATAAAATATAGAGTCTTGATAAACGAAAAAGATTTTTTGTACGACAAAGAAAAAGATATAAACACAAAAGAAGGAATGCAATCTTCCGAGCTTATTAGAGAGTTTAAAAATTTAGAAAGCATTGACATTGTACCAGTGATTGAGGGTGCCGATAGTAAAGACGTATTTGCTATAATTATTGGGATCGTTTTAATAGTCTTGGGAATTTTCACTTACGGAACTAGTGCACAAATGGGAATGGCTCTCATTGCTGGGGGTTTAGGCTTAGTAGCAGCAGGCGTTGCTAACCTGCTCACCCCCATGCCCGAATTTGGAGATTTTCGAGAAATAGAAGGCGGAGGGCGCGCGTCTTATCTCTTTTCTGGGCCGGTAAATACGGTAAGAGAGGGCGGTCCGGTCTTTATTGGGTACGGAAGATTAATGGTCGGCAGTCAGGTTATTCAGTCAAGTGTAGATACCTACGATGTTGAGTCAGGAAGAGAGAAAAATACAAGCAAACTTACCCAAAAAGATCACTGGGGAAAAGAAAACTACGGCTTAGACTATCGCGATAAAATCAGAAATAAAAGCGAAGCAACTGGGGGTGGTATTCACTTTGGAACACTTCAAGGCATGATGAGCAAAAGAGCTATCGAGCATAATGAACAATCTTCCGAAGCGGACCAGTGCGCTCCTCAAAAAGACGTAGATACCTTACCACCTACTATTGTAGTCCCAGACGGACGCGGGGGATTTGAACCGGTTCCGAAAAAGGATTTTACCTAACGATAAAAACTTAAAATTATGAGTAAAGGAGAAGTAGAAGCAAGAACGCCTATTTTAGACGAGGTAGGGGTGTCTCATGCAAAAGATGAAAAAACACTTTATACTTCTTTATCTACTCTGGACGTTGGCGATTTGTTGTCAGAAGGAGAAATAGAAGGGCTGGTAAAAGGCGAACATCATTTTGCTGGAAACGCTGGGGAAATCGGATATCAAACCTATGAATTCAAACCCTACACCGCTTTAGACAAAGACGGGTCGTGTAGCGAAAAACTAGGGTATTTAAGATCTATTTTCTGGAACGAAACTCCAGTAGTAGATAAAAACGGATTTTACAACTTTCAAGAAGTAAACGTAGAGTGGACAGAAGGAACACCGCAAGGAAAACTTCCCGCGCTGAACCCTAACTTACCTAACGATAAAAACTTAAAAGGTGAAGAGGGGTTTGAGCTTACTCTATTCAGAAGCATAGGAGAAAGACTATTCGGCCCAAGCATAGAGCTCGGAGAAGGAAAAACCCCGGGATACTATCACGGCGGCGACGGAGCCCCTATTTGGTTAGGAAACGGCGCCCGGAACTCTCCCATTATCCTAGGGGACATTGATAGAAACGCAAAAATATACACTGTATCGAACAAAGAGTGCGTGGCCGTAAGAGTGAATATAAAAGTCACAAAGCTTTTAGAAAGTATAGTAGACGATCAAAAAGACAATATTAAAGTGATCGACGGCGACGAAGACAGTAGAGGGTTTTTTGCGCAACCAGATGGCACTGCGAAGAAAGGCAGGCAGCAGGAGTACGGCGGTGGCGACATGCGAGCTCGCAAAATTAAATATCAAATTTACGTCCGTCCGACGTTCGACACGAAAAATTTCAAAGGAAAACAAGGGGGCTCTCGTACGGACAATTCTGACGAAGACCTTTTTATTCCTTGGCCAAAAAAACCAGTCGTAGAAGATGAAATTTTCGGCAGAATAGAAGAGCCTTATATAAGAAGCACAGAAATAGCCCTTAGTAACAGCGAGAGAGACGGTGCTCGCAAAGACTATTTTCTGGGATGGGAAATTAAAATAGTAAGACTTACCCCAGACTCGTTTCATACTTTTTTAAAAAATGATAGCTACGTAGATTCAATCGTTGAGGTTTACGATTCTAAGCTTAGGTACCCTTACTGCGCAATGGTTTACTCAAGGTATAGCGCCGAATTCTTTTCGCGAATACCATCAAGACACTATGACACCAAACTGTTAAAAGTAAAAATCCCCAATAACTACAAGCCTTTATTAAGAAAGTACGATGAGTCTTCAGGCTTTTGGGACGGGTGCTTCAAAGCTGAAAAAGAATGGACAAATAACCCAGCTTGGTGTTTTTATGACCTTCTTACTAATAATAGATACGGACTGGGTGACTATATAGATTCTAGATTCGTTGACAAGTGGACGCTATACGACATAGCTAAATACTGTGATGTCTTGGTCTCTGACGGAAAAGGAGGGTTAGAGCCTAGGTTCACCTTAAATCATATTATTACATCAAGAGAAGAGGCTTATAAAGTCGTTAACGACTTAGCTTCCGCGTTTAGATCCATCGCTTATTATGCTTTTGGAAATATATATGTCTCTCAAGATAGACCCAAGGACCCAATCTATCATTTTAATACTTCTAACGCAATAGACGGAATATTTAGCTATACATCTTCTGCGAAAAAAGCCAGACACACTGTGGCAATAGTAAGATACTCCGACAAAAATAACTTATATAAACCTGCAATTTCATACACAGAAGACCAAGCTGGCATACAAAGATACGGAATAAGAGAAGTAGAGACTTCTGCTATTGGCTGCACGAGCAAAGCGCAAGCTAAAAGATTTGGAGAATGGATACTAAAAAGTGAAATACTGGAAACGGAATCAATATCATTTTCCGCAGGCCAAGAAGGAATGTACATAAGGCCCGGCGATGTAATTAGCGTATACGACGAGTTTAGAAACGACAAAAAAATGGCAGGGAGAACCCTTCAGGTTCAAAAGCTTGGCTCTGGAATCATACCGTCCGGAGCTATTCCCTCTTACATAAACCCGCCGCTTCCCAGCATCCACCCGGAAACCAACGATTATTACGTAACAGGAAACTCTATTATAATCGATAAAGCTATTGATTTCACCGCTGATAAAGAATATAAACTGGATATTTTAACCCCAGCTGGCTATCTCGAACCAACACAGATAACCCCGTCCGATTGCGAAGAAACCGTAACCATTACAGAGTTAACGGAATTTGATTATATTAAGGAAAAATCTTCCTCCACAAGGCTAGACTTTATCAATAATAAATGGACCGAGGGGGGATACTTTTCATTCCTTAACAGGATTAATCCTACAGAAGCAATTACCTACCCAGAGTCTCGCGGCGATTTTGCTGAGCTTACCGCGGGCGGAGACGGCCATTCTTTCATCAACGAGCATACAATTACAGTTGATTCTTCTAGATCTCAGATAGAATTTTTGTTTCGGCCGATACAAAGTTATCTACCACATCCTACAAAAGAAATTGTTTCGAAATGGGCAGTTATGCAAAGATTTGAAGTCAGCTACGTAGCAGACGGCAAAACTTACTACCTGCCCCTTGGGGACACGGGAGACCCTGACGGAACTGATCAGGCGGTTATAGACGAAACCGCTACCAGCACAGCCAAACTTTTCCAGTTTAAAGAAGTATCCGACGAGGATTATGACAAAGGGAAATTTGTCGACTTTAGTTATTACATGGGATCAAAATATTTGCCTGCAGTCGAGACCCCCAGCAACCCGCAGGGTACAGATCGGTATTCAGATCAACACACAGGCGGTACAAACGTGTTCCACGGCGAATTCAGAAACGTCGACTCGCCGCCATACGGAAGAACTCACGGAGATATTTTCAAATGTTTAGAATGGTACAAGGCAAACGGCAGCGCAGATGAGAGCACCGCGGCAACAAGAGAGCTGGAATTCGTTAACAAGCACATTAAAGAAGGTCCGACGACCAACGAAACATTCAACTCCGGACCACTCAGGGAAGATAACCGTATAGCGAACAAATTTATAGCTTTCGAAAAGCCCGCCGGAATAACTTCCTTAACAATAAAAGTTTTCTCACCTATTAACGGAACATCAACCTCCAAAAACGAGAACCCACTCGGCATATCCTTGGAAGCTCTTAAGGAGGAGAATAAGAAGACAGCTTATAACGCTGTATTTAATGCATATAAAATAGGCTTAAAAAGAACTCACCTATGGGCAAAGACGACCGAAAAAAGCACAGTTGAAAACGTAACCGTAAAATCCACCAACACAGATAAATCCCTAACTTCTGCCGACGTCCCTGAGATCAGAAGAAGCCAAATTCAAACTATTTATTTTAGCGGTTTCCAAGCAGTAACTCATACAGGTAATTTTAGTTCGGATTACTCTATCGGCGGAAGCGGTATAGTAACTCAAATTTTCACTGATACACAAACGCAGAAGCAATTAGATTTCGACAACTATGTAATAACAGGTTATAACGCAGCTTCGGTAATAGGAGAACTATCAGACGATGAAAACGAGTATTCTTCAGATTATGAAAACATAAGCGGCGCAGACCTAGTATGGTCTATAGAACCAAGAACAAATGACATGACTCTGAATAGGGACTATACCCTTGACCCAGAGTTCGCGTCTGGCCATGCGCAACAATATAAGGTAATTAACATAAACGAGAACGAAAGCAAATACGATATAACCGCGCTTGAACATACACCTATAAAATACGATAACCTAGGAGAAGATGACCCGGGAGAAGAGGAATCTGATACCGTACCGGGAGGACCCCCAGAGAACCCCTCGATGGAACAAGATTCAACAGAAAACCCGAACCCGGGAGTTAAAGGAGCATGCTGTGTTGAGGATACAAGACTGCAGACAAGACAATGCTATAACGACGAGACGAAAGATAACTGCGATAGCCTTGCTGACGACATATACGTTTCTAAATTCTACGCCGATGAAAAATGCGCGGACATAGACTGTAAGTCGCCTACAGAGCCTACAGAAATTGAAGTCAAACCAAATCTCCCAAAAGAGGAAGATGACGAACTAGAGACGAATTTTATAAACTTGAACTTCAAAATAGCTGCGGATTTTACCTCTATTTCTCATTTTAAAGGAGAAGATACTAATAAATATAAACTTAAAATGTTTACAGATGAAGAAGCGTACAACAAGAATCTTATGGGAGTACAAGGAGCGAGCAAGGAAGTTGCACTGGGAAAATATTACGATCACCTAGGTTGCATTAATCTATCCCCAAGCTGCTCAGACCTAAACGATGAAAGCGATGATTGCTACACTGAACAATATGGGAAAAAGGTGACTCAATATGGTAGTAATTTCGTAATATGTAAAACGGCAGTCTTCGAAGGTCCGACGACCAACGATAGTTTCAAGTCGCTAACAGACGATGAATGTTCAAAAGCTAAAAATAAATCGAAAAACAAAGTAGATGTTGGAGAAAAGCCAATCGTGCCAAGCGATCAATTGTAGCCAAATTAAATACAAATGCCTAATAACACAGATCACACCGTCCCAGCTGATCCCAAGAACATTCCTTGGCTCGCCGACCCGTCTACTATTGGTACTCTCCCGAGTAAAGAAATTATAGATCAAGCTACCGACACAGACGAGTCGACTCATCGAAGCGATATTGACGACGACAGCTGCGGAGATAAACCTTCATGGACAAGAACCGTACCGGTTTATGCTGTTCACGGGCAAGAAGGCCTAGGAGGAAGCAGTTCAGATTTTAATCTAACTTGGGACTCAAGCGCAAAAGATGACTGTACGGCACCCGCAGAAAAATCCGAGCTGTTCGTAAACATGGGAGACAACACTTCTAAGTTTAAGTGGGATGAAAGCCTGAAAGAAGATCAGGCTTATTATATAGCTGTTCCAAATGAGCAATACAAGTTATTAATAAAGCATTTTATATACAAGTTTCCAGATTTCTTAAGAGACGATAATGGTGCCCCCGTTAATGAAGTAGATAGAGAGGATAATAAATCTTACTCTGACATTAGAAGCATTCTTTTCGAGAAGCTGACATCTAATCCGGGAAACCCCGAAGGAGTTAAGCCCTACGTACCCGGTTGTGCCTGCACCACCTCCGACGGCACCGAACCAGCCGACGGCAATCACGCACCTGATACAGATGCGAAACCGTACGCAGACATAAACCTAGCTTTCACAGACGCAATAGTTCCCGGGTCTGAAAAAACCATGGAGTATATCGTTAAGCATAAAGACTTAGCTCAAATGAGCTACTGTTATTGCCGTGACACAAAAAACTCCGTTTTTAATTTTAAAATTGCGCCTGTAACCCGCTTCGGCAGCCAAGACGTAAATGAGATCATGCAAAACCAATTAAAAGCCTTATCTAACTACATAACAGATGGCCAATACGCAGTATTTTACGTTGACTTTTCCCCCGTAGACGCTAAAAACTGTTACGATCAAGTAGGGTTTAGATATGCTTTTGCATTTAACTTAAAAGACCGCCCAGTCAAGGACCCGTCAAAACAAAATCCGTGTCAAGCAGATCCGTGTTTTGTAGCTAAGCACGACGACGTACGGGTCTTCGAAAGAGAAGACGCAGAACTCCAAGAAGACTTTGGTTATAACACAGCGCCAAAGCTATACGACGTCCCTCAAAATATAATAGAAGAATATTTTATTAGTCCTTATTTGGAGAAAGATCCGAAGAAAGTTCAATACCCGGGAAAAATATACATGCAGTACGATACTGAAGGTAACGATATAACAAGTAGAAACGTAACCGACTGCTTATACCTAGCTGGAAGAAAAGTAGACCCGGCGAATAAACACAGAGGTGAAAGAAAGGCCAACTTGACATACCATTTTAAACTCGAGCAGCCTATGCTGGGGATAAAAACCTCGAGCAAAAATTTGTATATTGAAAATAATCAGAACGAATTTTTAGACATAACGACACCCCACTACACCCAAGAAGAGATTTTAGCAGAGAGTCCGTTAAATACTGACAGTACTTACGGACTATCAACGGTTACTCAAACCTTAGCTCAAGAGAAATGCAATAAATACAATTCAGTCGTATCACATCAAGACGGTAGCGAAGACTCGAATGAGTATAACGTTCACTTAAACATAAACTTTGATGTTCACACAAAAATAGCGGAAAACAATACGAGTATATTTGGTACATACCAATAAAAAAATGCCAAAACACGGAACAAAAGCAACTTTAAGATGGAACGCCTACAACGGCCCCGATAACAATGAAGTAGAGTATTCTGCAGAGAATACTAACTACGACAAGTATCATGTTTATGTAAAATACGGTACAAAATTTAACAGCTCAATCAGAACTGAACAACTAACAGAAGCGCAGGAAAGTTTTGAAGACAACTCAATTTATCTCGGTCCAGATGCGCAAGATATACCAATTGAAAAATACGGAAGCGATTTCGTAGTTTCAGAAGAAGTGAAAAACTACGAACTCTACGAAATAGAATACACTTTCCCAAGAGAAGGGAAATACTTTTTTTCCATATGGGCCAACAGAGACAATCACTGGTACGGCCCTACATATTATCCCGGAGCTAAAACCAACGTAGGAGTAGATCAAGAAACAACCTCGACTCCAGTTGGCGAACCAACCTCCGAGGAACAAGGAGAAGGCTTGAATGTAGATGTAGATAAAGCTATATCATCAAGTTTTGCCCAGAGCATCAACATTTATGGTTTAACTAGCGATACACACCCAGAGTTCAATGAAAACAAAGGGGGCGATAAGCGGCTAGGCAGTTCTACGTCATCTTTAAATCTCATAAACGAACCGTCCCCTTCGTTCATCTATACTACTTCGTTTGCTGATAAACACGAAATGCAGTCAATCAGCTTTGACTCATTCAGCAGAGTCACTATAAGAAAACAAAGCGGCAATAGCAACACTCCGCACAAAGATATATACTTTGAAATAACTGGGCAACCCATCCTCGAGGTTCCAATTACATTCCCACAAGGGCTCAACTCTATCGAGGTGGCTCAAGCAGTAAAGAAGCAAGTAGAAAATGGGGAAAACTACTTCATGGCTTCCGGATTCGCCGCCACATCACACTTCACCGAAGAGATAGTTCCCTTGAGAAATTTTGACCTTGTCGTAGAAGCCTACACTACAGACAAGAACACTAGCGCAGGAAACGAGGTTCATGACGGAGTAATAAATGAAAATGAAGGAAGCTTTGGACTAGAGCATGTAGGATACGACATAGTAGAAGTTAACCTCCTCCCCCCTAGCGGGCTCATGGTATGCGACGAATACAATGATAGAGAGAGTTTCGTAACGCCGCAAGAAGGCTATAACAAGAAAATCCCCTACATAGCCGAAGCGAAAATGACAGACAGGGGAGCAGTGTCCATATCTGTATTTGAAAGCATAGACTCTACCACTTCCCCAAATAAAAAATACCTGTCTAATGAAGAAATATTTTCGAAATATTTCGATGGAATAAAAGGATGCGTGATTTATTATGCCGACGAAGCCTTTGCTTTGAATCCCGCGCACATATCGATATCAGAAAACGGAAGTGAGCCAACTACCCAAGAAATATCCGTACAAGGTCAAGATTCTATTTTTGTAAATAGAGGATTTGTTCTAAGTAGCGATTTCTCTTTTAGTGAAGACGCTATCACTTTCCCTTTCGCTCCTTTTGCTAAGGATCGAAGGTTAACTAAAAGCCACGTCATAGTGGGCTTCTTCGACGAATTAATACGAGCCAAACATTTCTTCCCTGATAACAAGACCAGAACAACAACATTAAACGGACAACTTGCAGACACTATCTTGGGGGAAAAAAATCTACAATTCAGCAAAACCATAACCCCCTTGAATAACATAGTAGATAAATTCAACCCTGCAAAACACTTAAGCAAGCAGCCAAATTCAATGACTTTGTTTAAAAAGTCGCCAGTAGACGAAGGGGCGAAAGCTTTATCTTATAAGGCGTACTGCTATATCCTTGTGGCTGACGGCGGGAAATTCAAGAATAAGGAGTCTTCGGTAATATCTGAAAAGGGCATATCAGACTTCAGTCAAACCTTATCTCCCGACTCTAAAACAGCAACCTTAACTATTCAACTTAAAGAAGAAAAAGATTACGTACCCGTAATAAGCTACTCCGAAAAATCCGGCAATGCCTACGTAATAGGAGCGCAATCAAATACGATAAAAATAAAAACAGAAACAATTAAAAGTGAACTTAAGATAGAAATCTCAAACAATGAAAAGATAGTAGCTTGTAAAATTTTTATTGGATTTATGTCCGATAATTAATAAAATAACCTATATGAAATCCATTACTTTTCTCGCCTTTATGAAAGAAGGCTCTGATAAGTTGATTGCCGGATCCCGGAAGTACCCCTTTTCTATAACCGAAAAATTTTCGATAAGGATCCAAGACGAGCTCTTTGAAATCAAAGAAATAAATGAAAAGGAAAAATGGCTAAAATTCAAAACCATAAAATCGCCTGACGAAAAATCATATATTTATGTTAAAGATTTAGAAGAAAAGGAAATCTACAAAAAAGACCATTTAGAAATCCACCTTAAAGAGTATAAAATCAATGAAGCCTTTTCCATACCAGTCCCGGGTTCAGGGTATAAACAAAACGACGAAATTAAAATACTGGGCTCTGGAGGAGCGGGTCTTGTCTTAGTTAAAGAAGTAAACAAAGACGGCGGGGTTGTTAAAGCTGAAATCAAAACCGAATCGAGTTTCTTTCAAGAAGGGTACAAAAACTTTATCCCAGAAGGAGGCTCAGGAAAGGGCTTAGAAATCGTCTGCGAAATGATAGAAAACAACAAAAGAACAATAATAGAAAAAACAGCAAAAGAACCGGTGTTTAAAGAAAGAAGAAACTATATAGATTTTGAATACGACCTACCTGACTTTGTAAAAAAAGGAGAAATAAAAATACGCAGGACAGAAATAACGCTTGGTGAAAAATGCAAAGACAATCTTTTGGGCGGTTTTATATGCATCGCTCAAAAAGTTGACTATACAGAAAAGTTCGGGATCCCAATAGTAGAAAAGGGAACGATAAACGCATATAACCTATACAACCAAGGCTCCGCAATTATAGAAAAGAAAATACTAGAGCTGGAAAAAAGAATCGATCAGCTAGAATCGAGAATTTAAGGTCTTCTTCCCGCCGCCCAAGTCGCGCCATCTCTTAGTAGTCCACCGGGCCTTTGCTGCTTGGTTATTTCCTTAAGTACCGCTCCACGTATGGCTTCCGCGAACTCCTTGTTTCTTTGAGCCTCCTCCGCGTCTCCTCTTTCGTCGTTTTTAGCTTCGCTTTTTGATCCGCCGCCTGTTTCCGCAGTAGCCCCTCCAGACTTGTCTATATTTACGCTAAGGCTTACATTATTAGTAGTAATGCCAGCTGCCATTGCAGCGCCGCCACCAACAAGCCCGCCGCTTTGAAAACTAGGAAGTCTTCCTTGATTTAATTGAGACATGA